ACAATAATGTTAGAAAAGTATAAATCTGGAACTCTTTCCTTTACTCCAACATGCAGTTATGATTTGTTACACGACCAATTAATTTCCATGGTCAATTATTCATTAAAACTTGAAACAAGAGCTCGATGTGAGGGTATTTCATTACTATAAACCTATCTTGAAAGGAGATATTAATAATGTTAAAGAAAACACTAAGTTATACTGACTATAATAATACAGAAAGAACAGAGGATTTTTATTTTAATTTATCAAAGGCTGAGGTATTGGAAATGGAAATGGAAACAACTGGTGGATTGGTAGCAATGATAAATAATATTATATCGGCTCAGGATATGCCGTCTATTATAAAGATATTTAAAGATTTAATACTTCGATCCTATGGTGAGAAATCTCCTGATGGAAAGAGGTTTATTAAGAATAATGAAGTTAGAGAAGCTTTCTCACAGACTGAAGCATTCTCTAATCTATTCATGGATTTATCTACAGACCCAGATGCAGCAGCTGCTTTTGTAAATGCAATAGTTCCAGCAGCACCAAAACCACCAATGTCAATACCAAATAAATAAAAGGTAAAGGAGATAATTTAATGCTTAAACTTATTATACCTGCTATTGAAAAGTATGATGAAGCAAATAACACATTTATAGTTTCAAAAGAACAAACTTTACAATTAGAGCATTCTCTTGTCTCCATTTCCAAATGGGAATCAAAATGGCTGAAACCATTCCTAACAAAAGATCCAAAAACAGTAGAAGAAACCATTGATTATATAAGATATATGACCATAACCCAAAATGTACAAGAAGCTGTTTATATAAATATTACTAATGAGAATATTAATAACGTTAGCCAGTATATAGATAATCGCATGACGGCTACTTGGTTTGGTAAAGAAAAAACTTCAATATCGAAAGATATAATAACATCCGAGATAATTTACTATTGGATGATAACATACAACATACCCTTTGAATGTCAAAAATGGCATTTAAATAGACTTTTAACATTGATTAAAGTATGCGATAAAAAGAATGCTCCAAATAAAAAGATGTCTACGTCAGAAATTATGGCTAGAAATAAAGCAATAAATGATGAACGAAGATCCAAAATAAATACTAATGGATAAAGGAGGCCTTGCTATGATAACTTTTAAACAAACTGGTGATTTTTCAAGTACTACTAACTTCTTAAAAAAAGCTAAAGGTCTCACTTTAAATGGATTAGATACATATGGAAAACAAGGGGTGGCTGCTCTTTCTAGTCTTACACCAGTTGATTCTGGAAAAACAGCTAGCTCTTGGTATTATAAAATAATTAAAACTGATGGAAAGACCACTATATCATGGTTAAATTCCAATGTTGTAAATGGTACTCCCATAGCAATAGTTATACAGTATGGTCATGCTACTAAGAATGGCGGATGGGTCAAAGGGCGAGATTATATTAATCCAGCAATACAACCAATATTTGATAAAATTGCAGATTTAGCATGGAAGGAGGTTACTAAGAAATGAGTACTGAAGTTGATAATCGAATTGTAGCGATGACCTTTGATAATAAGCAGTTTGAATCAGGTACTGCTACCAGTATAAATACTTTAGATCGTTTAAAAAAGAGTTTAAATCTTGAAGGCGCATCTAAGGGGTTAGAGGGGATAAGTGCTGCTGCTAATAAAGTATCATTCGATGTAATGAGTGGTGGAATAGATGCCATTAAGGTAAAATTCACAGCATTACAAGTAGTAGCAATAACAACTCTTACCAACATTACAAACTCGGTAGTAAATGCCGGAACCAATCTTGCAAAAGCGCTGACAATTGATCCTGTTATGGCTGGTTTTAATTCGTACGAAACAAAGATAGGCGCTATTAAAACAGTTATGTCTGGTACTGGTGAAACACTAGATCAAGTTACTAAGAGTCTTAATGATTTAAATTCTTATTCCGATAGAACCGTATACTCCTTTCAAGATATGACTGAAAATATCAGCAAATTTACTAATGCTGGGTTGAGCTCTTCACAAGCAGCAACTGCTATTAAAGGTATAAGTAATGTTGCAGCTTTGGCTGGTGCTAATGCAGGGGAAGCTTCACGTGCTATGTATAATTTTGGACAAGCATTATCATCAGGTGCTGTAAAGCTTATGGATTGGAAATCAATTGAAAACGCTAATATGGCAACTGTTGGTTTTAAGAATCAATTACTTAATGCAGCTGTTGCAGCAGGAACATTAAAAAAGGGAATCAATGGGATGTATACTACAATGAAAGGCGATTCCATAAGTGCCACGAAAGGTTTTAATGAATCTCTTGAACAACAATGGATGACCACTAATGTTCTAAATGCCACCCTTTCTGACTATGCTAGCGAAACAACCGATATTGGTAAACAAGCTAATGCTGCTGCTGCAGATGTTAATACGTTTACTCAAATGTTGGATACAATGAAAGATTCAATTAAAACTGGATGGACTAAATCTTGGGAAGCAATTATAGGTAATAAAGATCAAGCTAAAGGAACCTTTACTGCTATAAACAATGCCTTCAGTTCGATTGTTGGTCCTTCTATAGCAGCTCGAAATGCAATGCTAACGTTTTGGAATCAAAATGGTGGTAGAGATGCAGTAATAGAGGCTTTATCTAATTCCTTTAAAGCGTTAGGTCAAATACTAGGTGCTATTGGTCAAGCATTTCATGATGCAATACCTCCTGCAACTTATCAAGAGATAGTAAACTTTTCCAAAGGTATTAGGGATCTAACAAAAGGATTTCTAATGAATGCCGATACATTATCAAATCTTGAATTAACATTTGAAGGTTTCTTTTCGATTATTGGTGTTGGTATAAAAGCTATAGTGTTTGTTTTAAATGTGGTTAAGACGGTTATACAAGCGTTATTTCCTGCAACAGAAGCTTTATCAGGTGGTTTCTTATCAATAACTGCTGCGATTGGAGTATTCTTTGGTCATATAAATGAAGGACTTAGTAATAGTACGTTCTTTAAGGATACCTTAAAAGGTATAGGTGATAGTGTTGGTTTTTTAAGATCTATGTTTATGCCAGCAATCGACGCTCTTATTACTTTCATAAAAACATCAACATTAATGGCCGATATAACAAGTAAAATAATAGAGATATTTAACCCATTGGTAGAAAAGATAAAACAGTTTATAATGACATCTACCCTAATTGAAGATGTAGTTAATGGTATTACATCGGCATTTACTCCATACATCAAAGCATTAGAAAACTTTATAAATACTTCTACATTAGTTGAAGATATTATTACTAGCATTACATTAGCATTTACTCCATATATCAAAGCATTAGAAAACTTTATCAATACTTCCACATTAGTTGAAGATATTATGGATGCTCTAAAAGTTACTTGTTTAGGGGTTTGGACAGTTCTTAAAGATGTAGTGTCTAAGATTTCAAACATCAATTTTGGAGGAGCTTCGATTTCTGTTGGAAATTTTGAAGGAACACTTAATGGTTTATCTGAGACTGGTACAAAAATTAAAAAATCTTTCTCTGGCGTCCCTGGTGTAATTACCACTATACAAACAGTTTTAGAAAAAGTTGGTACAGCAATAAAGGCAGTTTTTGGTCCTTCAATTGAATTTCTAATTAGTAAATTGAAAGATATAAATTTATCCGATATTGGAGCAGTTCTTGCTGGTGGTGGTATTTTAATGCTAGCAAAAACTTTTAAAGATGCTATAAGTTCAATAGATAAAGTAACAAAAGGTTTTTCAAGTATTATAGAAGGAATTTCAGGATCTCTTGAAGCATTCCAAACTAAACTAAAAGCCGATGCATTATTAAGAATAGCTGCTGCTATAGGAATATTAGCCCTATCAATTGTAGCTTTATCATTAATACCAGCAGAAGCTTTATATAAAGCTTTAGGTGCGTTAACCGTTGTATTTACAGAATTATCAATAGGTATAATGATTTTACAAAAAGCATCAATCGCCTCTCCGGGATTATCTGGAAAACTTATAGCTCTTGGTATAGCAATTACATTAATTGCATCAGCTGTTAAGAAACTTAGTGAAATAGATAATGCTAAACTAGCAACAGGTGTACAAGGAATGACTGCAATTTTAACAGTACTTGCTATATTTGTTAAAGTTACATCTGGTGTAACAGTTCAAAATGGTATAATCGGGTTAATTGGTATCGCTGTAGCAGTTAATATTCTTTGTAGCGCTGTAGAAAAATTTGGCTCAATGGATCCAAAAGTTGTAGAATCAGGAATAAAAGGCATTGTTTCGACATTACTAGTGCTTGCCGTGTTTATAAAAACAATTGGTAATCCAACAGGCATGATTGGTGTAGGATTGGGTATTGCTGGAATTGCTATTGCTATAAATTTATTTGCTGCTGCAATTGGATTATTTGCACTTATACCTTTCCCTGTTTTAGCTAAAGGTATGGGAGCAATAGCTGTTTCTTTATTAATCATGGCTATAGCAGCAAATGCTATGACTGGCACCCTATCTGGATCAGCAGCTATAATGGTAATGGCAATAGCTTTAAATATGTTAGTTCCAGCAATAGCTTTATTAGGATTATTACCACTTTCAAATATTGGAATAGCTCTATTAGCTTTAGCTGGAGTATTTGGAGTTATAGGTGTAGCTGGTTACTTATTAGCACCAGTAGCTTCTACTATTATGACACTAGCATTAGCAATTGGTGTTATAGGAGCAGGTATATTTCTATTAGGCGGAGGTCTTGTACTTTTCGCAGCTGGATTAGCAGCTCTTGCTGCTGGAGGAGTTGCATTTGTAAAAGCATTCATCTATGTGGTTACTGAAACACTTAACTTAATACCGTTAGTGGCTCAAAAACTTGGAGAAGGCTTAAAAGCTCTATCAAATGCTATTATAGACGCCTTACCATCAACTATGAATGTTATAAAAGCTTTAGCAGAAGCTTTAATAAAGACTCTAGATGAGGTTATGCTTCCATTTATAGATGCCGTAAGTAAGTATCTAATAGCTGTATTAACAAAAATTGGAGAATATATTCAACCTTTAGTAGATGCAGGATTAAAATTAGTAATAGGTTTTGTTAAAGGCATTATAGATAATCTACCACAAATAGTCGATTCTGCTGTAAAATTCATGTTGGCATTCTTAACCGCTATCGAGAGTAAGATCCCAGATATAATTGCTAAAGGTATTGATATCACACTACAATTTATAGTTGGTATAATATCTAAACTTCCAGAGATTGTTGATGCTGCATTCAAAATGGTGATTGCATTCATAGATGGGCTAACCTCTGCTATTGATAATAATCATCAAGCAATAGTCACTTCAGTTGGAAGTCTACTAAAGGCTATTGTTGACGCGGTATTAGACATGATTCCTATGGTTGTAGGCGTTGGTGTAAATATTATTAAGGGACTTATACTAGGAATTACAAGTATGGGTACAGCACTGTGGGATGCAATGGCTGGAATGGTGTCAGGAGCAGTTGATGGTGTCAAAAAACTATTAGGTATTAAATCACCATCTAGGGTTTTCAGAGATGAAGTAGGTGTGATGATTGGTAAAGGTATGGCTGAGGGTATAAAAGATAGTACACCAGAAGTTGTATCAGCGGCTGATAAAATGGCACAAGGGGTTGTTAGTGCAGCTAAGAAGTGGATAGATGACCGTAAGTATTATAACAACTTAAGTTTAGAAGAAGAGTTATATGTGTGGGAGACTATCCAAGCAAAATATGACACTGGTAACGCTGCAAGAATAGAATCCGATAGAGAAGTTTATAGAATTAAAAATGCGATGACTGCTACTCAAAAAGTTATTGATGATAAAGCAATAGCCGATAAAGAAGCTGCTGATAAAGCATACACTGATAAACTTATCTATAACATTAACAAAGAGAAATATTATACCAAATTAAGTTTAGCTCAAGAACTTGCTTCTTGGAAAACAGTTCAGAATCAATACAAAGAAGGTACAGATGAACAAGTAAATGCTGAGAAAGAAGTTTATAGAGTCCAAAAAGAAATAAATGATAAAAAGAAATCATTAGAAGATGATTACCTTGCAAAGGTTCATGATGTTAATACTAAATTAACAGATGGTATTAAAAGTATAAATGATGCTTATGATTCTGCTTTAAAGTCAAGAACTACGTCATTGTATAATTCTTATGGATTGTTTGATGCGGTTACTGCTCAAACACCAGTTGTTGGGACAGACTTAGTTCAGAATTTAAAGGATCAAGTTGGAGCATTTGAAGATTGGCAATCTGATATTAATGCCTTATCTAGTAAGGGTGTTGACAGTGGTTTAATTAAAGAACTTACAGATATGGGTCCAAAATCAGCATCTCAAATCAAAGCGTTAAATACATTAAGTGCTGCAGGGCTTACAGAATACACTACATTATGGAAAGTCAAATATAGAGATGCTACATCACAAGCAACTAGCGAACTTGAAAGCATGAGAATATCAAACATTCAACAAATTCAAGCATTAAATATTGAAACTAAGGCTCAGTTAGCAGTTCTTGCTAATACATGGACTACTCAAATGAATACTTTACTCTTAGGAACAAATTCTGATTGGCCTGGTATTGGTATGAACATGGTAAAGGGTATAACTCAAGGATTATATGATCAATCCAAATCTTTAGCAGATGCTGTAACTAATGTTTCAATGCAAGCTTTGCAAGCAGCTAAAGATGCCTTAGGAATACATTCACCGTCTAAAGAATTTGCTAATATTGGAGAATATTCAGGTCAAGGTTTTGTTATTGGTATTTCTTCATATGCTGATAAAGCAGCTAATGCAGCAGCTAATGTTGGAGCTATAGCAATTAACGCTATGTCTAATAGTATAGCTGGGATTTCAGATATAATTGCAAATGGTATAGATTCAAACCCAACTATCACACCAGTACTTGATCTATCAAACATTCAAAATGGTGCAAAGCAATTATATGGTCTAATGAGTGGAGTTACAAATTCTACAATGTCTGGCTCAGTTGGTTTAGCAAGCAACTCTGCTAATAATTTACAAACAAAACAATCCAAAATTGATGTATCTGATAATGTAAAAAATACCGCGGTGGAGAAAATCGCTACACCAATTTCAAATATTTTTAACATTCAAAGCACTGATCCTAAAGGTGTTGCAGATGAAGTTGCTCGTATAATTCAGAAACAGATAGAAAGGAGAGAATCAGCATGGGTTTAATTATATTTAATGATATATGTTCATTGGATTATGGTATTCAGGTGGAAACCCCACCTGACTATGAATTCCCAGAAAGAGAGTATACATTACAACCTATACCTGGAAGAAATGGAGATCTAGTACAAGACAAGGGTAGTTATAAAAATGTTACTCGTCCCTATAAGATCGCTATAGGTTCAATTGACGAAGAATTTTCAGTTATGGCTAATAGAATTTCTAATTGGCTACATTCTGGTTCTGGCTACTTATATCTTGAGGATTCATATGAACCTGAATATTACAGACTAGCAATGTATTCAGAAAATTTAAGCATAACCAATATACTTTCTAAAGCTGGAAGAGCTACTATTAATTTTAATTGTAAACCTCAAAGATTTCTTAAGTATGGTGATGAGGTGCGTAAATTTACCAATCCTGGAAAGTTAATTAACCCTACAGGATTTGTAGCTCTTCCTATAATCACCGTGAAAGGTAGTGGGAGTGGAACTCTACAAATTGGAAATTATGTGGTTTCCATTTCCAATATTATAAATGGTATGATATTAAATAGTGATATACAAGACGCATATTATTTAGCGAATAACTTAAATATGAATATCTCTCTTAGTAATGATTTCCCAAAATTAGAGGCTGGAAGTATTAATGTTTCATGGACAGGAGGAATAACCTCTGTAGAGATAATTCCTAAATGGTGGACATTATGATTAGACTATTTGATTCGCAAGCTACCACATTCACCTCAAATGGCTTAGGACGTATGAATGATGCTATTTCCTGTACCATAACAGAGGAAAGTAATGGTGGATTGGAACTCGAAATGGAGTATCCAACAACAGGTATTCATTATTCTAACTTATCATTAAGACAATTAATAGTGTCAAAAACCACACCTTATTCAACACCCCAAGCATTTCGAATATATTCTATTTCTAAAATAATAAATGGGGTAGTAACATTTAACGCTCATCATATAAGTTATGATTTATCAGGGTATCCAGTAATGCCTTTTACTGCTGCATCTATTCAAGAAGCATTGTTAAATATTAAAACATCTTCCGTCGTTTCTTGTCCTTTTACTTTTTTCTCTGATAAATCAACGATTGGCGATATATCAATTGTAAAACCAGTAAGCTTGAGATCGATCTTAGGTTCAGAGATACTTACAACTTATGGTGGAGAG